ATGAAAGAAGTAACAAGATACAACAAAGAATTTATCAATAAAAATCGTGCATTTGGCGAGTTAGGACATCCTGACGGACCTACTGTTAATCTAGAAAGAGTTTCTCATATGATTAAGAAACTTTATCCAGATGGTGATAACTTTATTGGTGAAGCTAAAATCATGGACACGCCCTATGGTAAGATTGTAAAAGGTCTTATTGATGAGGGTGCTCAATTAGGAGTATCATCAAGGGGAATGGGTTCCATCATGCAAAGAAATGGCGCAAACTATGTGAAAGATGATTTCATGTTAGCAACCGCCGCTGACATTGTAGCAGACCCTTCGGCACCGGCCGCTTTCGTAGAAGGCATTATGGAAGGTAAAGAATGGGTATGGGACAACGGTCTCTTGGTCGAGAAAGACATTGAGGCGTGGAAGATGGAAATGATTAAAACGAAACAAAAAAATATAGACAAAAAAAATCTAGAAATTTTTGAATCGTTTATTAGAAAACTGTAATATTATAAATATTCCCTGAACTCGTAAAGAGATTTTAGGGGTTTTATAGTACTATAAAATAAATAGAGGAGATTTTCAATGGCAGAATCAGAAAAAATAACTGACGCTATCGTAGAAGCTTCAGCAAATCCAAACGCTGACGCTCCTAAAAAGAATGCTGTTGCAGCTGAACCTACCCATCTATCAAACGACGGCGAAGATTTAGGCGCACCTGTTGTTAAACCAACAGACAGTAATCCAGACGGTACGAAAAAAGTTAAACAGGTTTCTGACACCGTATCTAAAAGTGCTCAAGTAGCTGGGGAACCATCACACTTGAAAGCTTCATACGAAGAAACCGATTCTAAAGATGAAACAATCGAAGAAAAGAAAGTCGAAGATGTTAAGAAAGACATTGATGAAGATGAAAAGGAAGCTAAGGCTAAAAAAGATTCTGAAATTGATGTTAAAGAAGACATTGAGGCACTTGTTGGAGATTCAGATTTATCTGAAGAATTTAAACAAAAGGCTGCTACTATATTTGAAGCTGCAATTAACTCAAAAGTTAAAGCAGAAAAAAATAGATTACAGTCTGAATATGATACTAAATTTGAAGAAGAAATCTCAAAATCAAAATCTGAACTAACTGAAAAAGTTGATTCATACTTAAACTATGTGGTTGAAGAATGGATGAAAGAAAATAAGTTAGCACTAGAAAGAGGAATCAAGGGCGAAATCGCTGAGGACTTCATCGGTGGACTCAAAAAATTATTTGAAGACCACTACATTGATGTTCCAGATGAGAAATATGATGTTCTTGAAGACCAAGCTGGTAAGATTGAAGACTTAGAGAAAAAACTTAACGAAGAAATCGACAAAAATGTTGAAATGAATAAAGTTAATGGTTCTTTTAAAAGACAAGAAATCATTGATGAACATTCATCTGATTTAGCTGATACAGCTAAAGAAAAATTCGACAGTCTTGTTGAAGGCGTTGAGTATTCTTCTGAAGAAGATTTTGCAACTAAAGTAAAGACTATTAAAGAGTCCTACTTTGAGCAAAAAGCTGAGAAGTCTGTGGATAACACAGATATAGATGATGTTGCGGTGGGCGGGGAGACTTCTAACGAAGACTTGTCGAATGCTATGGCTGCATACACCAACGCAATTAGTAAAACAAAAGATATTAAAATATCTAGCTAATAACAAAAAGGAGAGAAGAAGATATGTACTTATCGGAAACTTATGAAAAAAAATGGCAGCCAGTTTTAGACCATCCAGAACTTCCAGAAGTAAAGGATAGTTACAAGCGTGCCGTTACATCGGTCATCTTAGAGAACCAAGAGCGTTCTTTAAAAGAAGACCAAGCGTTTCTTGCTGAAACACCTACCAATAATACTGGTGCTGGTGTAAGTAATTGGGATCCTATCCTAATTTCTTTAGTAAGAAGAGCTATGCCAAATCTTATTGCTTATGATATCTGTGGCGTACAACCAATGACAGGACCAACTGGTCTTATCTTTGCAATGCGTTCAAGATATACTAACATGAGTGGCTCAGAGGCTTTATTTGATGAAGCTGATACAGATTTTTCTGGTCGTAATGCGACTGGTTCTGCTGTTGATGGTTTCTCAACAACTGCTCACTCTGGAACTAACCCTGCTCTATTGAATGATTCACCTGCTGGTACACACACAACTGGTACTGGTATGTCTACAGCTGCGGCTGAAAGTCTAGGTGAAGATTCAGGTAATGCGTTTGCTGAAATGGCGTTCAGTATTGAGAAATCAACTGTAACTGCTAAATCAAGAGCGTTAAAAGCTGAATACACAATGGAACTTGCACAAGACTTAAAAGCGATTCATGGACTTGACGCTGAAACTGAACTTGCTAATATTTTATCAAGTGAAATTTTATCTGAAATCAACCGTGAAGTAGTTAGAACTATCTATACTAACGCTGAAAAAGGTGCTTCTGCAAATACAGGTACAGTAAACACAACTACTGAAGGTATATTTGACTTAGATACTGATTCTAACGGCAGATGGTCTGTTGAAAGATTCAAAGGTCTTATGTTCCAAGTAGAAAGAGAAGCTAATGTTATAGCACAAAGAACTCGTAGAGGGAAAGGTAACTTAATTATCTGTTCATCTGATGTTGCTTCTGCACTTCAAATGGCTGGTGTATTAGATTACGCTCCTGCGTTAAACAACAATTTATCTGTTGATGACACAGGAAACACTTTTGCTGGTGTTCTAAATGGTAAATATAAAGTTTATATTGACCCATATGCTGCTAATAACACAGCTAAACAATACTTTGTAGTAGGTTACAAAGGTTCTTCACCATATGATAGTGGAATGTTCTACTGTCCGTATGTGCCACTACAAATGGTCCGTGCTGTTGGTCAAGATACTTTCCAACCAAAAATTGGGTTTAAAACCAGATATGGTTTACAAGCTAACCCATTTGCTGAAGCTGCTGTAGGCGACGCTGCTGTTATTAACGGTAGTGGTTCTGCAAATAGTAACAGATACTATCGTAGAGTACAAGTAGCAAACATCATGTAATTGATGTTGTTGCTTTCTCGAAAGTAAACAAATTGAATCGGGCTGTTCTGAACAGCCCTTTTCTTTTTCTACTAATCCACACTTACGAATCATATAAATAATAGTATGACTGAAACAAACTCATTAAACAGACAACCTACTAAGTTAGACTATGCGGCTGCAACCCAATTTAAGTTTAATATAATCAAACTACCTAAGGTAGAGTTTTTCTGTACATCTGTTAATATACCTGGTATTACATTAGGTTCTACAACACAAGAAACATCATTGAGAGATATACCAATACCTGGTGATACTCTATCATATAGTCCTTTAAATGTAGACTTTTTAGTAGATGAAAACTTAGAGAACTATCGTGAAATACATGGTTGGTTAACAGGTCTAGGTTTTCCTAAAAGTCATACACAATTTGAAACTTTTATAAACGCTGGTAAGGATAGATTTCCTACAGGCAATGCAACTGCAAATAGTAGAGAGGCAGGTAAAGTAGATGATGTAGGATTTGATGTTGGTGCTCAATATTCGGATGCCAGTTTAACAGTATTGTCTAGTAAAAACAATCCGATTATAGAAGTAAGATATGTAGATTTATATCCAACATCTTTATCTGGATTAACTTATGACCAACAAGCAGGAGATACTTCTTATCTATCTGCAAGTGTATCATTTAATTATCAGATATACGAATTTGCAACTGTCGGAAGTGCAACAACAACTGAAACAACTACATAAAGCTTGACATTTCGTTGGTTTTATTATATAATGGATAGATTATGACATTAGAAGAACTACAAGAGCAGGTCGGTAAAGACCTCAAAATAAACGAGGCTGAATTAGATTTAGAATCTTTAAAAACACCTCAACTACACAACAAATATCTTAAACATCTAAATAACTTTAAACTGTTATTAGCTAGAGCTGAATCTGATTATAAAATTCTCAAAAGAGTAAAGTGGGAATACTATACTGGTAAAGCAAGTCCAAAGATATATCAAGACAAACCCTTTAACTTAAAAATTATGAAATCAGATGTAGATAAGTATCTTGAATCTGATGAAGAACTAATTAAGTTATCACAAAAAATAGACTACTTAGAAACGGTTGTCAATTACTTAGACAGAACACTTAGACAAATTAGTAATCGAGATTGGCAAATTCGCAACTCTATTGAATGGAGAAAGTTTACTTCTGGTGCTATCTAATGTATTTAACTAATGATGTTATGTTATATCCCAATGCACTTACACCTGATGAGTGTAACAAAATAATTCAGATTGGTGAATCTAAAAAATTTGAAGAATCTAAAATACAAGATGGTGATAATAAAAATAGAAGTAGTAAAGTATCTTGGATAAATGACAAACCATTACATAAACTTCTTATCAGTAAAACTATTCAGATAAACTTGAAAGCAGGTTGGAAGTTTCAGATAAAAAAAATAGAACCAATGCAATATTCAGTATACAATGTAGATGACCACTACAAATGGCATATAGATTCACACAGTAAACCTTATGATGATGGTCTAATTAGAAAAATCTCTTTTTCTGTTATACTAAACAATGATTATGAAGGTGGTATGTTAGAATGTGCAAATTGCAATCCAAAGAATGAAGATATATTACATAATTTTACTAATTTGAATGTTGGTGATATTATATTCTTTCCTTCATTTTTATGGCATAGAGTAACACCTGTAACTAAAGGTATACGAAAATCATTAGTCGGTTGGGTACTAGGAAAACCATGGGTATGAGAAATCTGATACTTACAAAGAAAGATGATGTACACTTAGTAGTAGACGCTGATGAAGATGTTCGTAGAGATTTAGGTTCACATTTTACCTTTGAAGTGCCTGGTGCTAAGTTTATGCCTTCTGTTAGAAATAGAAGGTGGGATGGTAAAATCAGGTTATTTTCTTACACTAATGGTCAAATCTATACAGGTCTATATCCATACTTACTTAACTGGTGTCAAGAGAATGATGTTGAAGTAGTGGACAGAACAGACATAAAGGATGCCAGTGTAGATACAGAACTAGTAGATAGTTTCATCAAGAAATTAAACATACCTTTTGAAGTAAGAGATTACCAAAAATCGGCGTTTATTTACTCTATGGTGAAATCGAGGTGTTTAATGTTATCTCCGACAGCCTCGGGAAAATCTCTAATAATTTATCTGATGATTCGTTTTAATCTGATAAGACTAAAAGAAGAAGAAAACAATAAGATTCTTATAGTAGTGCCGACTACTTCTCTAGTAGAACAATTATATAAAGATTTTAAAGACTATGGTTATGATAGTTTAAAGAATGTCCATAGAATATATCAAGGGCATGAAAAAGAAAGTAATAAAAGAATTGTAATTAGTACATGGCAATCAATCTATAAACAAGATAAGAAATGGTTTAAACAGTTTGGTATGGTTGTCGGTGATGAGGCTCACTTGTTTAAGGCAGTTTCTTTAACTAAAATTATGGCAAGATTAGAAAACTGTAAGTATCGTATTGGTCTTACAGGCACACTTGATGATAGCAAGACCCACAAGTTAGTTTTAGAGGGTTTATTTGGTGCTGTGAATAAGATAGTATCAACCACAGAACTTCAAGAAAAAGAACATCTAGCACAACTGAAAATACATTGTTTAGTTTTAAAACATGAAAAGATGTCAATAGACTTTCTTAGAGGTAAGACATATCAAGAGGAAATGGACTTCCTCGTATCTAATACTAAAAGAAATAACTATATTAGAAATCTATGTTTAGGTTTAAAAGGAAATTCACTTTGCCTGTTTCAATATGTAGAAAAACATGGTATGATATTAAAACAACTAATAGAAGAAAAAAATAAAGACAAACAAGTATTTTTTGTTTATGGTGGTGTTGAGGCAGAAGAAAGAGAGAAGATTAGAGCCTTGACAGAAAAGTCTGATAATGCGATAATTATTGCAAGTTATGGCACATTTAGTACAGGTATAAATATTCGTAATCTACACAATATAGTATTCAGTAGTCCAAGTAAATCTAGAATTAGAAACTTACAGTCTATTGGTCGTGGTCTTAGATTAAAAGACAATAAATCAATGGCACATTTATATGATATATCTGATGACCTATCATATCAAGAAGAAGAAAACTATACATTATCACACTTTAGAGAACGAATAAATATATACAACGAAGAAGGATTTGACTATGACATTCACAATGTCGAGTTATAAAGGAGAGTTTCATGGAAAGTATTAAAATAATAAAATTAGTTAATGGAGATGATATCGTTTGTACGATACCACAAGAACTGTTAGATGAGAAATCGCCGCTTGTTAAAATTGATAAACCTTTACAAATAAAATACATACCTGCTATGGAAGAAATGGGTCTTAAAGATTATGTTGCTCTTATTAAATGGACTTCATATTCAGATGATTCTATTATTTCTATACCTAAAGACAAGATAATGACTATCACATCTGCTGGTAAGGCTATGACTAACTCATATAAAAATGTATCTAATGGGTATGATAAGGCGACCATGACTGAACACAAACAAGATAGATATGATAGAGAACAATTAGATGATAGTATATCTGAAAAGTTAAATGAAATCTTTGAAGACCTTGATGGTACTACTAAACACTAGCTACTCTAACCGGCGCTGAATAACACAGCTAAAATAACACAAATGGCAAAGAATGTCAAGCGTGATTGGTATTATAAAAAAACAGGCAAACGAAAAACGAAAAAATACTAACCAGCATTGACATTTACTGTATTATGGAGTATAATGTAAAACATGAAAAGTGAAAAAAAGAAAGAACATTATGTAAACAATAAAGAGTTTCTAGCCGCAATGACGGAGTATAGAAATGCTTGTATTGAATCTGAAAATTCAGGTGAAGAAAAACCACCTGTAACAAACTATATAGGTGAGTGCTTTTTAAAGATTGCAAATCATCTATCTTACAGACCAAACTTTATTAACTATACATTTAGAGATGATATGATTTCTGATGGTATAGAAAACTGTTTACAATATCTTGATAATTTCAATCCTGAAAAATCAAATAATCCATTCGCATACTTTACACAAATAATATATTACGCCTTTATACGAAGAATACAGAAAGAAAAAAAACAAACTACAATTAAGAATAGATTAATCATGGAAGGAAACTATGATGATATGACTTTGAATGATGGTGAAGATAGACAA